GATGCGTTGGTGTGTGATCTTGCAGAAACTTATGGTATTTACGATTATAAACAGCTGCCTTTACTCAAGGTGGCTGTTTTTGCATATGGGCTAAGTGATGATTCGCGGATTAAGCGCAGATTCTCTAATCAAAGGGTAACGTTAGATACGTTGATTTTAGCGAGTGTCTATGATCAGTTAAATGCGGTGATTTATGCTTTTTCGAATAGAAAAGGTACGGAACCAGTGTCGTTAACTGATACGCTGATGGATAGACCGACGCAATCGACTAAGAAAGAGCATGCTTTTTATTCGAGGGAAGACTTTGACCAAGCGAGAAGTCGTTTGTTAGAAGAATTGAGAAAGGAGGACGAAGAACGTGGCGACACAATTAGGGAAAGCGTATGTGCAAGTGATTCCGTCAACGAAGGGGATTAAAGGAGCACTTGAGAAGGGTATTTCAGCTGAAGCGCCGAGTGCAGCACAAGGGTTTTCTTCGAAGTTTTCAGGGTTCTTGAAAGCAGGGTTAAAGACAGCTGGTGTGGCTGGGGTAGCGGCATTATCCACTGCATTAGTGCAGGGGGGTAAATTACAGCAATCAATTGGCGGGATTGAAACATTATTTAAGAAAAGTGCGGATATTGTGAAGGATTATGCCTCGGAAGCTTACAAAACGGCTGGTGTGTCCGCTAATAGTTACATGGAGCAAGTCACTAGCTTCAGCGCAAGTTTGATTCAATCGTTAGGTGGCGATACACGAAAAGCTGCTAAAACGGCGAATATGGCCATTATTGATATGGCGGATAATTCGAATAAGATGGGTACCTCAATCCAAGATATCCAAAATGCATATCAGGGATTTGCTAAGCAAAATTTTACGATGCTCGATAACCTTAAGCTCGGTTATGGTGGTACGCGAACGGAGATGGAGCGACTCCTGCAAGATGCGGAGAAGCTTACGGGGGTTAAGTATGATATCAATAACTTGGATGATGTGTTCAATGCGATTCACGCGATCCAAGAAGAACTTGGAATAACGGGAACAACTGCTCAAGAAGCAACCGAAACGTTAACCGGGTCATTCAATCAAATGAAGGCAGCCTTCTTTGATATGATCGGTAATTTAGCATTGGGGCAAAGTGTTGAGTCTAGCATGAGCAATCTAGCGGAATCAATGGCGACATTTTTATTTAAGAACTTGATTCCAATGGTTGGTAATGTATTGACCAGTTTCCCGGGAGCGATTAGTTCGTTTGCGATGGCGGCTGGTCGAGAGATTATGAATTACTTCAGTTCGGGTGTCCTGCAAGATAATTCACTGTTTCAGGCATTTTCGGCGAAGTTTCAGAATTTAAGGCCGTTAGTGGATGGCTTTGCGCAGATGTTCGGGCAGTTGCCTCAGTTATTCGGGGCCATTAAAGGGGCTGTGATGCCGTTAATTGATGCAGTGATGGATGGGATTTCTCGCATGGATTTTAGTGGCATTAGCGACTTAGCGAGTGCGATTATTCCAGCGATTACTAATGCGTTTCAAACATTTATGGGAATTGTGAGCCCAGCTATTGAAGGGTTAATTAATTCGTTTGTGGGATTGTGGAATGCGCTACAGCCGGTTATTTCAATTCTAGCTGAGGCCTTAATGCCGGTTCTACAAATTGTAGGGGCATTTTTAGGCGGTGTGTTCAAAGGTGTTCTGCTAGTGGTTACTGGGGCGATTGATTTCTTAACAGTAGCGGTTAAATTGCTGACACCGGTGTTTGATGCATTAGTGGCTGTGGTGAAATGGCTCGCACCGATTTTAACGAAGATTGCTGAATGGGTGGGAGTGCTGACTGGGCTGTTCGGTGGTTTAGGGACGGCGACAGGTGGTTTGAAAAATATTTTCAGTCAAGGCTGGAATACGATGAGAACGGTCTTTACAGGCGCTAAAGATATTATTGTCGGTGGTATTAAGGCATTGATGAATATCTTCTCGAGTCTGTCTACAGCAGGTACCTCTTTAAAGACAGCTCTGTCTAACGCATGGAGTGCAATCAAAGGCGTAGTGATATCTGTTGGGAATCAAATTATCTCTAAGGTGAAAAGCATTGGCAGTAAGTTTAACGGGTTGAAAAATATTGATTTAGGTGCTGCTGGTCGAGCAATTATGAACAGTTTTCTTAATGGATTGAAAGCTGTCTGGGGAAAAGTAACTGGGTTCATCGGTGGTATCGGAACATGGATTAAGAACAATAAAGGGCCGATTGAATACGATAGAAAACTCTTAATTCCTGCCGGTCAAGCGATTATGTATGGATTAAATAAAGGTCTGAAGGATGAGTTCGGTGAGGTACAGGAGAATGTATCGGGGATGGCTGACCGATTGGCGGACAGTTTTGAGACATTTAAGCCGAATGTGAAGTTATTTGATCTAGATGATGAGTTAGCGAACTTTACCGGACAACAACGCGTAGCAGTTGCACAGTTAGATAATCAAACGATTCGTCATTCGCTTGAAATGAATTCGATGGATCAGAAGCTTAGCGAATTGATTCAGTTGATGCAGGCAATGGAAGAGCTACTTGAGCAGTTGCTTGACAAAGATACGGATGTGTACTTGGATGGTGAGCGTGTGAGTGCCTTGTTAGAGCCACTGATGCGCCGTATTCGAGAGAAGAAAACGAAGTACGAGAATAGAAGACGAGGGGAGTTGGTCTAATGCATGAAGTAATTGTAGATGGTCAGAGTTTGCGTGATTTAATCTATGTGACGCGGGTAGACCGGTCCATGGGGGCAGTCACAAAGAATAAAACATTGTCGATTCATGGGTATATTATTCAAGATGTGATGCAGACGGTGGATGTGTTGAATCGATTGTTGACGGGGAACTTGCAAGAGTTCATCTTCTCAGACCAGCCCAACCGTTACTGGATGGGGAAAGTAAAGAGTGATATTCACTTATCCAATATGCAAAAACAGCCACCTTGAGTAAAGGCAGCTGTTTATAATCGTAAATACCATAAGTTTCTGCAAGATCACACACCAACGCATCTTCATCTAACTGCTTCATCTTCGAGAGAATTAAGATTTTTTTAACGGAGAATCCCGAAAAATTTCTTCCATGACACGAACCGTCTTCTCAACAGGAACATTCCCATTTTTTTCACGACAGAAGTCATACAATCGTTTCTTCTGTTTCTTTCCTAGTAACTTGGAGAGCACTTTAGGCATAAGCGTCATATTCTCATCCGCCTCTGCAACTAGTTCTAACAACTCCATATCATCTAACCGATGCTCATCAATTTCATACGTAAAGCCTGATGGTGTTTTTCCTTTAATCATAATAATTACCCCTGTCCTGATGTTTTAATATATTCATAGTGGGTATTTCCATCGGTGTCCGGCAAGGCTTGAACCGTCGTCTGGTACCCTACCGCCTCATTATCTTTATAGGTAATATCGCCCACTTCTGTGATCACTGCATTTGGAATCACAATCCGCTTAACCGCATTGTTTAAAACTGTCTCAAACACTAACACATGCGGTTTAGCACTAGACGCATTCGCTTTAATCACAATACCCGTTTTAATTGTCCCACTGACATTCTCCGCTCCATAAATTTGTTTTAAGACTTCAATATTAGTGGTCTCAATCAAGGTGAAGCTAAACGTATCCGGTTTATCCGTTTGTGAGACTAACACAACGTCTCCACCCCATGCTTTAATCGTTTCAGACTCGGGAGAGTTGCTGTTAGTCAACCCATCTTCTGAAATATAGCCTAAATTCTTAAATTTTGCATCTAAGTTCGTTGTCGCATCATTTGGTAATGCTGTAGATAACGGTGCCACGAATGCAGCACCGCCCACTTTTGGCTTACCATAAGACACATTATTCACATCTGCCATCTAAATTTCCTCCTCATAATAATAAATATCATATATCGCTTGGTACCGATAATCTTTCATCTCTTCATCTGTAAAATTATAATCACTATTCAACTGAACGCGACTAATATTGGGCAAGATAATCGCTTGTTCCACCGCTTGCTTAACGCGTTGATTTAATCTCGCCGTCTCATACAACGTCGGCCCATAACTCTGAAAAGCGAACGTCGCATCATCTAAGTGATTAATCTTACTACTGCCCAACTTCTCAATCAGCACAAACCGCTCAGGCGCTTGTTTGGGATACGTAAAAAACACAGGAAGCTTTAGCGTTTCTTCTAAAAATGTTTTCAACGTCAGTTCAATCATCCACCACCCGCTCCTCTCGTCGCTTTCAGCAAGGTATTATGCTTCAAGTTGTCTCGCTTAGCTTGATACGTCTCGGCATACACCATCGCATTGACACGATTACGCCCTTTATAAGAATCTTGCTCGTAGCCAGCACCTGCTGTACGTTGGATTTTGGATGCATACTCCACCACCACACCTTCCATCTCTGCTGAACGTAACAGTGACCGCACACCTTCTCTATTTAATTCCACGCTTACTTTACTCATTCAGTCGCTCCACCATCACTTTCTTATTCCATCTAAGCGGGATTAACTCTTCAATCCCTTCCAGTACTTCACCGATTACGCGCCACTGTTTATCAAAGAACTCCACGGTCTGGTCTTCCCACTCATGTCGGTCACCTTTAGGAATAGCTAACTGATAGACCGCCCGCTTCCCCGTTAAATTTAATGCATTCACTCGCTCTTCCGTGGACACCGGAGCAACTAAGACATCGGCGACAGGGATACGTTTTGTTTCATACATCGGCTCACCAAAAGGGTTCATCTCCGTCTGTGTCTTCTGATGCAAATAAACCGTTATACCTTTGATCCGTCTCATAAATCTCCTTCGCCCCCCATCGTTGTCGGCGTAAGCCCAACCGTGCAAGCTCTGTTCGCTTGATGAACAATCCCCCACCCGGCACTAAGAATGTCCCCGAGAAGGAATAACCGAGTGCTGACTCTGAACTTTGTGTCATTGGCTCTTGATCCGTTGCCGTCATGAGCGTACGGGCTACCACATCCACAATCACTGACTTTAACACTTGCTGGTAAGATGGTGTTTCGGCTAATTGATCCAGATCTTTCCCCACACGTTCCGCTTCAACACGTAATGAAGCCTCAACAATCGGAAGCAACTGCTCCGTTCGTTCCATCTCCTCATTGGTTAAACTCCGCCAGATCGCAATCACATCATCCACCGTTGCATAAGTCATGATTACTCATCCTTTGCTTTGGCTTTTGATTTCCGTTTAGGCTTTGACTTCTCCTTAACTTCCTTCCAATCGCCACCAGATAATTGAGAGGCTATCTCTAAGATAGCCCCCGTTTTTTCATTCACATATTTTTTCATGATCGGTCAACTCCTTATTGTTTCACCACACGAACAAAGTTTTTCGGATCTAAGATACCCCAGCCCAAGTAAGCCTCCGCACGAATGTAGACTTGGTTGTACCCTTTCAAGTCTTTACCCGAGTTATCTGGGTCACCATATTTGATAATTTCCATTGGGATGTGTTTCGCATATCCCCATTTGAACATGTTTTGGAAGTCCCCTAAGATCACTTCATGGTTCCCGTGAGCAGATACCGTGTTGTTAATATCTAATTTCACGCCGTTAAGTGAACCCGGATTAGCTCCCCATTTCAGTTCAGGGTACATTTTTTGACCTTTTCCTTCAGCATCCACTGTCACTTTCGCTAACTTGCTAGAGAACGTCGGTGCCATTGCAATCCCGGACACCGCACCTTCTGCACCTTGAACAACTGCCACCGCATCATCGATTTTCTCATCTGGATTATCTCCATCAGCGAATTCAATTGTTTGTGTTACCTTATCCGTAAAGTTATTTTGGCCTATTACATCTGATTTGGTCTTTGTACGTGGGTTAATCCCGTGAAACGCCATCAAGTCAATCCCTTTAGCCACCTTACGGGCAAATCCTTCGTTAAAGGATTTCAACACATCAATCTTAGCTTCTTCTGAGGCATAAATAAACTCATCTGACACACGTGCCCCATACTCCACTTTAATCGGTAGAATGGTTAACGGCTCTAAGCTCATACCCCCATGTGATTTCTTCCCATTCTCTGCCACAACGTCAATCTCAGAATCCAACGTAAACGTAAATTCCTTTTGGCCATTGAACGGAATCGGTTGTGAAGACGATAGCACCGCAAGCGAGCTACGTCCCTTTACTTTATTAATTAAGTCAGTTACTAATTGTGGATCAAATAATGTTCCTCGTGATAATTGGTCTGGCATAATAATTACTCTCCTTCATTGTTTAATTGATTTAGCATATTTTGGTACACGGCATTCTCCCCGTCTGTTTCAGGGGATTCTGTATCTTTCAGCGGGGCAACCGGCTTTTGATTGATATATTCTGCCATTGACTCCGCATCTTGTTTCAACTCTTCTTCGCTATCGCCCATTAAGCGACTGGCGAACGAATACGGAAGATTATGTTCTAGCGCAACTTTAGTGCGCAACTGCTGACGTTCATAGTCAGAGATTTGTGAGGATAAAGACTCGTTTTTCTTTTGAGCTTCAGTAGCACTGTTTTCTGCAGCACTTAACTCTTCTTGCAGTTGATTCACTTGCTTCTCTAACGCCTCTTTCTCTTCCCGTTCTTGCTCTAGTTGCTTCAGTCGTTCTTCCCATTTCTCCTGCTCTCGTTTCAATCGACCTGCAATCGCTTGGTCGAATGCTTCCTGTGTCTCGATTACCTTAAATTCTTTGTCTGACATATTTTTTCTCCCTTTCTCCCAACTTAACCCGGTGGTATCGGTAATTTTTTGCATTAAAAAAGCACCCATTATCGAGTGCTGTTAATACCTAACTTGTTGTCTGCGCGTATGCTTATTCTCACTACATAACCAATGAGCCAGCAACGCACTATCCATGAGTGCTATATCCATATCGTCATACTGTGACTCATAACCAAATCCCCCATTAGAACCAATCGCTCGCTTCTCACAGTTTGTTACCACTTGCGATAGCGAGGCCTGATCCTTATGGCATAAGGTCTCTTGATAAATGGCTTGTTCCCATAAGAAATTGGCCTTAATGACTTCTTTAACAGTCGGTAGTATCGGTTTCTTCAACCGAGCTTGCTTCATCTGCTCAGCAAGCGTATGTTGTCCACTTGCCCCATCCACCGCCACACGAGCAATATCGGCCTGACTGAGAAAATCAATAATCCAATCATTACCATTTCGCAACGTCTGACAGTCAATCGACTCAATGAATATACGGTCACGGGTAGTCTTCACAGCAATACTCATCGCCACATTCTCACCATCTTTCCCGTACTTAATCCCGATATATAACGGACTCTTAAGCTTCGGCAAGCGGTCAACTTCCAACCGTTCCCACTCAACCGCTGAGATAGCAGACTTTTGATTATACTTAATCCATAAACCCAACCGCTGAATGTTAAAGTCAATTTTATCACTACCAATTTCATCATAAATCGATCGCTCAGTAAAGATCGTCCCCAGCGACGGGTTTGTCTGGTACCACAGCGCTTCATCTTTTGGATCTGACTCTTTATCCACCGACCACTCCGCCCACATCGCGTTACGGTTGCCACCCTGTAAGGTCTTTTTACGGTAATTTACAAATACCGTTCCGCTTGATATCGGCGTCGGTGGTGTCCCACAAAAAATTGTCTGTGGATTCTGACTATCCGTAACCACATACTTTAACGCAGACTCTTGATCGTCCGTGTACTCCTGTGCCTCATCAATCACCAGCAAGTCGAAGCCTTCACCAAGTCCACCCGTAGAAGAACGCGTTCTGAATTCCACACGCCCTCCTGTATCCGGCAACTCAATTCGCTCCCGCCCAATCGCTCGGAGTGAATCATACTCCACATCCATCTTATCCAGCATCCGCAACAATCTCTCCCATGCTGCATGAGAAGTCGTTGTTCGGTGTGCTGTGTGAAGCACTTCTTCCCCCGAGAACAAGGCATACAGCTCACGCATCGCCACGACCTCATTCTTCCCGTTACGACGAGGCAATGAATAACCAATCTTCGTATGGGTCCATAAATCATCTTCATTCACAGCCAACATATGACTTAATAGCTTCTCTTGCCACTCCTGTGCCGTTCGTCCAGCTTGCTCATAATACGCAATCGCCTCATCCACCAACGTCACCGTATATGGCAAAATTACCGATTGAGTTGGGTTTTGATTGCCAATTTTCTTTGACATATCATCACCAATCCAATCTTTAATCTCAACAGTTTAATGACTTATTGAGGTCAAAAAAAGCACATAACGCGAGGTTAAGTGCTTTTGTTAATATATAATATCAATATCATATTCTAGTTCTATCGGTGTATCTGTCTCAATAGCTTCCTTGGCCATTTCAGCTAATTCTTCTGAGGTGCTATTTTTAAGTTCCATAGCTGGAAATTGTTCATTTTGATCTTTAAAGTGTTCTTCATACGCTCTAAACCATTCTGCTAATGTTTTGCCGTAGTATTTATGTGTATACATTATTTATCCTCCTAAATCTGTTAACATGCCTTTGAATTTCTCATACGATTTTGGTAAATACTTTTTAAATTTTTCGATTTCGTCGGATTGTCGTACTTCTGCTGAAAACATTTCAGCAAATCCTTCTGACCCTAAACGGGTATTGAGATATTGTTCTTTATCTTCATCACTCCACCTAATCCCGCGTTGTCTTGGTAATTTCCAGTAAG